TAATGCAGTTGCGAAAATCGGGATCAATCGGGTGAATATCTTCACCGATCCGAATTGCTTCTGGAAGTCGATCAACGAGAATATTCATTGTCAATCCATAACAGCCTTTTTGTTTTCAATTTCTTTACGTTCAGCAACTAATTTTGCGTACTTACCAATCTTTTCACTTCGAGCTTCCTCAATAAACGGAACAATCCCATTAAAGAATTCACCGCAAACTTCTAAACTCTTGACGCCTTGAAATACTTTATCAGAAGTTCCTTCACCAAATAAGTGATCGATTTTTGCGTATGCCCAATCACAAACTTCATGGATCAGAGCGAGACGATCTTTTGCGTTTATCGGCATCCCGTATTCATCTTCTTCGCTTTCTGCATCAAGCTCATCAGCACGTCGAATGAGTTCCTTTTCTTTTGCTCGTAACTCATCGACCAAGCTATAAAACTTTTCAGCGAAAACAACATCTTTTGGATTGAACGAAATAACACGGTTCGGGTCTCCGTTAACAGCGATACGCCGTAGACCAGTGTCAAGTTGTAAACTGTCCGTCATTGAATTCTCCTATTATGGATTGGCGGTGAATGTTAGTGTATCGACGTCAAATTCTCCTTCAACAGGATCTCCACGATAGTGGATGGTGTAATTGATTTTAGCACTTTCTCCGCCATCACCACCGAACGATTCAATCGCGATTGTAACGTCGATAAGCTCTGCAGGATAACCATTAGTTCCAATGGTTTCGTATAAGAAAACATTGACAATCTGAGTGTGAGCGGCGTCAAGCACTGCTTGGCCTTTTCTCAGACTATCAATAAAATCAAACACGGCATCACCTTTGATAGCGGTTGCTTCAACAGGCTGGGAAGGAGCATATCGCTCAACTTCTTTATTTGCAGCATCTTCATGGATGTACGTTTCCTCTGAAATTTCAGGATTGTACTCGATGTTGCTTGTTGGAACTCCTTCACCGAGAAGACCCCATGTTTCAGTAGACTCTGGCGTAGTATCTATGAATGTACGTAATTCACTTCGTTTAACTTTAGGCATTTCAAACTCCTATTCTTCGTAATAAATCAAACTACACTGCACTTGATACACGGCTGTTTGTGACTCACCTTCTTCGTGGAGATAGCCCCATCCAGTTGCTTCAATACTTTCAGCGGCTAATCCAGCAGGCAGTGATGGTAAACTATTTGCTTCAGATTGAGCATCTAACCATGCAGCGAAATTTTCGTAAAAGCCAACATTCTCAAGTCTTTCAAAATCATCTGCAATACTTTCCATTGAACGCAGTGCAAATGGATATTCAAATGTCCGCTTCCCTATTATGTTTGTTTCAATAACACGAACACCAGCAATTGGCAATACTGCGTATTCTGTTGGTTCCATGCCTAAATTCTCTACCCAAACTGGAGCGCCTGACTCCAATCCGGCATATGATTTTATATAGTCACGAACACCTTCAATAATACTATTAGGAGCCATTTGTTGGTCGTGTCCCGTATAATTTAGTTGGCATCCACACCTTACTACCGCCCGCGATTTTCTTTGCTGTTTTCACGATCTTACGTCCGTGCGCAGCCTTCATTCGATGGAACCATAGTGATCCACGAAGTGGGCCAGTTTGTGATTTAGTTTTACGGTCTAAATAATACTGATATCGAGCATATGGAGCAATCCAACGAACCAATCCTGATCCAATTTCTGTTCCAAGAATGCCTGACTTTATCAGCATACCCGTTAACAGTGGCACATATGGCTCGCATAAGCGAAGAACCTCGGAGTCCACAAATTTCTGTGCGTTACTGTAACGCTTCTGCCATTTAGGCTTGAAATTAGTGTTCCACTCAAGAACTGCTTCCATATTTTCATTATGAAAGACTCGTCCTCTAGGAGTTTCGATGATGATTGGAGCCATTATGAGGCACTCACTTTCAAATGGTGCATAACACTTGTGCCGTAGTCTTGAACGTCTACAATAGTAACTCGTACCACGTTAGGATAGTCATTTTCTAAATCAGACATCTTATATGTATCTGAAATTTCTCTCTGAACTATCCCTTTGACAAGCACGTCACCCGGGTTTATCTCTATTGTACGGTTATATGTTGGTATATAAACAACAACCGCGTCGGCTTTGAGGAATCCCGAGGATATCACATTAGCAGCTTTACGGTTTTCCCAATGAGCAAATCGAATTTCAGATCGTGTCCAAATTTCAGCACCATCTACAATTGATCTACGGTATAATGTTAGATCCGTATTCGTTCGCATAAAATCCTCGGTACAGTAAACCCGTGAAAGCTAAATATCGTTTAGCAGCAATAGTAACCCGAGCATTTTTAGACAATTGCGCAGGAGCTAAATCAGTATAAGTGATTGAATGATCGCCTACTCTCTCAGACTTTATGCCTTCTTGACTATATGTCATTTTGTTAAGTTCTTCAGCAACGGCACATTGAGCCTTTTTGATCGCTTCAATCTTTTCTGTATCTGTGCCAGCATCAACGATCGCCTGTGCACGATCCATAGTAATATAATCAATCAAATCACTTGCCTGTGTAGCTAGAGGCAAATAGTCATCAGAAGCTATAGCAGTTCCACCAAATGTATCAACATAAAACGTATAATCAGCGTATGCCATAGCTTCTGCTCCTGGTCATTAGAATTACAAAGTGTGGGTATGAACGTAAACGCCCTTGACTTTGTTGTCATAAACCCAAGCGTCATGATACAGACGATACTGGAAGAGCCAAGCGTCCTTTGATTGGTTTTCATCGGGTGTGAAAATCTTCAAATTAGCTAGCTTAGTAGCCTGATCAACAGCAGTGGGGTGCATCAATACAAAGTTCAAATCGAGGCCGGTTGTGGCTGTCTTAACAAAACCACCAGCATCTGATGTAGCACCAGCATTCGTTGTGATGGAGTCATAAAAGCGAGATTGAGGAACAGGAATAACCTGCATTTCATCAAGCTTTTTGATCCGACGATCAACAGTGCTTTCATTCGCTAACGAACGGGTGATTGCACCCATAAGTAAACGATAAATGGTGCTCTCAATGAAAAGTTTGCGACCTTCCATTGGAACCTCATTGGTGTCTAATTCACCGGCGGCAGTATCAATAGCCGTCAGAACATCGTCTGCGGTAGCTAATGCAGCCTGAGTCCCAAGGATATTAGCTGTTTGTGCCCAAGTCGCAAAGCGATAGGCATCAATTTCTGGCGCGACATGCAAGCGAATAAACTCACTAGCAAGCTTACCAAAAGCCATTCCAAGTGACTCGTCATTGTCCATGCGGTCAACGTTGAACTCACGTCCACGTTCTTGTGTTAGCTGAACGGTCTCCCATTCGCCAGTGATATCACCAGCGGCGTAACCATTAGCTCGACTATAGTCACCAAGACCAACTGTGCTGATCTTGAAGACCTTAACTTCGTTAGCTCCGGCGAAGTTAACCGGTTTGGTCATAGCATCAAGCATTGCCGTGACGGACGCCTTTTTATAAAGCTCGTCCAAAATCGGCATAAACTTGTTTGCTAATGCAATAGTGTTAGCCATGATTTAGTCTCCTATTCTTCGTCGAGACCAGCTCCTGCTCTTACTGCGGCCAAGACGGAATCAGTATTGACAGTTTTATTCTTACTGCCAGTAACTATTTTAGCGGGTGGATTTTCGTCGGAGTCCTCAAACAAATAATCATCGCTTTCTTTGATCTTCTCAAGCTGTTCGTTCAATCCCGCTAGGGTGCCATCTTCCTGCATTGCAATTCCTTTCATATTAAGAAGAGGTTTGACTGCTTTGACGTTTCGCACTTTGGCGGACTTTAGTGCTCCTTCAAGAGCATTTTCAAATTTGATTGTTTGCAGCTTTTCCTGCATTTCTTGCTCGATCTTTTCAGCTTTTTGTTGCCATTCGGCTGCGGAAGCTTTGATCGCTTCGACGTCCATGTCTTTGTAGCCTTCCAGCTCTTTCGTCATAGCGTCGATTTGTTCTTTATAACTGTCACGCTCAGTCTGCAGGTTGTCGATGTCAGATTTGTGCTTTTCGATATCCTTGCCATGTGCAATGATGATCTTTTGCGCAAGCTCTTCATCCTCGATACCTAAATCCAGCAATTCTTTCTTATTCATTTGTGTCTCCTTGTACACTAACGTTTACGCTTTTTAAGTGGTCGCGTTTCACTCAACGCTCGGCCTTTTACGCTTCCGAATAGCGAATTGTTACTTATAATAATTATATCATACGATGGTACACTCAAACTTACCATCTAACTCACTATGCATTGCTAGCTACTAATAATTTGTTCACGTCCATACTCTCGTTGCAAACCTGTCTGATTGATAAAATCTCGCATCTTCGCCTGTAAATTTCTAACTCTTTGTCGTTCTTTACTAGCATCAAGATCAGCCGCTTGAATAGCTTCAAACTGGCGTTTTGCGTAACGTATGGCACGCTCAATTGCTCGCTGTTTTTGCTTTGCGTCATAAAACGATATCGTTTTATTGTTGTATTTTACCGTTTTACTGGCATATTCTTTAAGGATATCTGGCGTATAGAAGTCCTCAGAAATTCCTTTAAAATATGGATAAAAACTGTGCCGACAGTTCCAGCCTAACAATCCTGGGCCAGTTCCATAACCTGTGACTTCTAGAAAATCAGGGTAGTCCGGATCTCCAAGTAAAGAGTATACCTTTCCTTGCCACATTTCATGATTTTCAGGCACGTCTCCTTTATTCCGAGCACCAATGTGTGCAGATACAGCAACGTGCTGAACTCCAAGATCTTCCGCCAATTGCAATTGTAAGTCGCCTACAGTCTTGTTAACACCAGTAAGCACCGCGCGTCTAACGGCTACGTCCACGTTTTCTTTATAACCACTTTTGAAATGAATAACTTGAACACCATCGCTTACAACATCGTAAATAGCTTGTCGAATAGCCGTGCCATAGTCAAAAGTTCCAGTGACTATCTTTTGATAAGCCAGATCGATAGCGCTAATGAAAGTTTGCTGGCTTGCTATTGCTGTAGTTCCAGTCAAATTACGTAACGTACCCATCGTACGGCGTAAGCCGCTCATAAGCACTCTCTGCATTTGAGGTGATTGATGTATTGGCATTGGCTTCAATCCTGCAGCTTTATAGATCTTCGCATCAAATGCGACAGATTTGACGCCTGCTTCGTTAAGAATAATTCGAAGCTCCGCTTCTGTCTTACCAAGTAATTCAGCCAATCTAGAGATAACTTCTTCATAAATCAGTCCAGACGCGATCAAGCGTTGCGCTTGCCACGCAGCACTAGCATAATTCATATTAGCAATACGACGAGCCATAAACTTCAGCACTTCAATATGAAATTGCTCATAAAAGTCGACAATAGTTCTTGGTAAAATGTCGAGATAATCGGCGTCTAACATTACACGTCCTTATCCACGCTTTAATTACTCAGTCGCTCTTACAATGTCAGCTACAATATCAAAATCGCCTTGGTATGGTTCTGCCACCACGCCAGATGCGGAAACACCCTGAATGCCGTACTTCACTACGGCAGCCGGTAATTTGGCGTTGATATCCGCCTTAACATGAACGTTAAGCTTTTCTTCAGCTGCTGAATAGATTAGTATGGCTTTGCCTTGATCTGCTTCATCAACTGCCTCACCGTTCAATCTAAGCAAGCCGGTTTCGCTGTCAATAAACAATAAGGCATTCTCATCAGATGAGCTAGTCGACAACTTGATCACGAATTGCTGCTTATTCGAATCCAGCGTCACGCCCGTGATCTCAATATCCCAGGTATTTCCCCTTAATTGAGTGATCGAACTGCCGGATACAGCAGCCGCAACCTCAGTTGAAGTCCATGTTAGCGTTCGTTCAGGGCTAGCCCAAATCTCAGCAGCAGAAGGAACATCACTCAAATCCGCTTTATACTGGTCAGGATTGTCAAGGTCAGCCTGCACCGTTGCGAGAGACGCTGGAATATCCGTACCTGTATCTTCCAACACAGCATCCACCGCCGCCTTAATTGCGACCAAATCCTCATCTGTCCAGCCAGCGCCTTTGATAGCATCCAGTGTCGCTTCGAGTGCCAGTGCTGATACATCCGCTTTATACTGATTCGGATTATCCAGGTCAGTCTGTATGGTAGATAGG